CCACGGTTGAGAAAACTCTACCGTCGCTAAGACAATAATAACCTGTACTAATTAGGTAGAAATAATTCTTCCAGAACAGCTTAAGGCAGGCTGGCGACTTAAGCACACAAAATTGACGGGCTATCTGAAACAGCCAGTCTTGTACACTAAAGTCCCAACCGCTAATATCATTCTCATCAAGAGCTGTATAACGCCTAAAGGCTTTAAGCAGCTCTCGCTCCAATTCCAAGACCATGTCATCAGTGAAACCGATGCCTGGCTTGGAGGGATTGGTGACCCATTGTTGAACGTACTCCTGGGCCGTAGGGCCCATGACAGCTCGTTCCACTAACTGAAGGATCACACTGGAGCTACAGATGATTCTGTATCTGCGCTGCTCCAGTTTCGACTTCTTATGGGGCTCCTGCTTAATGAACACGCGGAAAACTTGACCAATTCCCCGGGAAAACAATTCATCACGGGTGATCTTGGTAAGATCTTCGTGCAACATTGCATGCATTAGTCCAAAAGCAGCCGAAAACAGATGATCAGGGTATTGTTCCACAAGTTCACCATTAGTGCGTGCTAACTTCGACATTGGCACGCCTGGTGAAGACTTGGGGTTCAAATCCTGCACTGCCCTCATGAGAGCCCGGACCTGCTCATCACGATTACTTGCAAAGTCTTCTGCCACATAAAATGGCGGATATACCTGGTTCATGTAATTCACAGTCCGGCTCACAAGGCTGGGGCTTGGAGGTTTGGTGTGAGCCACCCTGCCCAATTGGAATTGCAGAGACCGCAACTCGTCTGAAGCCTTTCTATTCGGGTGGCCAAAATCGGCCACCAACTTTGCGGCTTCAGAGTCAATGATGCGTAACTTCCGAATAAACTCGGAGTCTGGAGTCGTTTTCCCTGCGTGATAATCATCCTGTAGGTACTTCACCACTCCAGCCTCGACTGCCTGTCCAGGGAGGGTGGGGGCCTCCGTGTCCAGGTCCTGAAATTCCAGGGCACAGCGCTCCAGGGCAGGCCCG